ATTCGGGTTAGGGAATCCCGTTCAGGCTATTAGGGCTCGTTCCCAGAGGCGTTGCGCGTCTCGCAAAGCCGTGATATCCGGTTTGAGGTAGTACTTCGCGGTGGTTTTGATATCGCTGTGGCCGAGCATTTTCGACACGATGGCGATATCCGCTCCGGCGGCCAGAGTGTTCGTCGCCCATGAGTGGCGCAGGTTGCGTGCGGGCACGTGCGGCAGGTTATGCCGTTTGCACCAGCTCGCGTATTGGCGTGCGGTTTGCGGCGGGGTGAGGGTGCCGATGAGTCGGCCTCCTTCGCGTGGTTTGATTTCGCGCAATCGTTTGACGGCGAAGCGCGGCAACGGGAGTGTGCGGCGGGACAGTTCGGTTTTAGGCGGCACTGTGACCTCATGCCCGCTCACCCATTGCAGGCCACGCTCCACGTGCAGGACACCTGAGCGCAGGTCAATATCCGACCATTCAAGCCCGTAGCCCTCTTCGGTGCGGAGTCCGCATGAGACGGCGCAGATAAGCCACGCCTCAAGCAGATGACCGTAAAAGCCCCGCAACAGTGCGCGCTGCTGGCGGATGGTCAATATTCGCGGCTCGTAATGAGGTTTGGCCGGCAGTTGGATGTCACGTCTCGTGATGTCCACGTCCAGCAGGTTCCAGCGGATAGCCCGCCTGAGTATCGCGCGCAATACGGCCCATGCCTTGCGTGCGGCTCCCGCAGTGTCGAAATTCGCAAGCCATTTGTCCACTAGCTCCACGCTTATCGCGTCCATACCCATGCCGCCGAAGCATGGCATGACATGCAGCCGCCACGCGGACTCGTAGCCCACGCGCGTGCTCTCACGCAGATTCCGCGTGCAATGCGGCCAAAACCGGCCGTTCCAAAACTCTTGTAACAGCATTTTCAACCTCCGAAAATCCACACGCCCGTTGGCCTATCCAACGGGGATGAACGTGTGGGTTTTCCCACCGTAAAGGAGCTTTTCCATGTCTTTGCTCGCTCACGTCGTCGATTGGCTCGTGCCTTTTATCTGTGGCGGCGTGGCCACGGTTTTGGGCCTGATGTGGCGGTGGGGCAAAGCCATGGTCAACGGGCTGCGCGAGCTCCTGCTGTGCCAGTTGGAGGACCTGCGCCGGGAAATGGTCATCGAGCACGACGGAGTGGCGGACGAGGACCTCAAATCACGCTCCCAACGCCTCTACGACAGCTATCACAGCCTGGGTGGCAACGGGCACGGAACCGCTCTCAACGAGGACATCCAATCCGCGCCGATAGCGCCACGACAGTCCTGACCCACGACCGTGGGCCACAAACAATATCCATCCCAGAGAAAAGGGAAACATGGTCAACAATTTGAAACGTCATCCCAAGCCCTCGCTGCCGGACGAGCTTCGCCCGGACGTTGCACCGGAAACAATCATCGAATCCAATAAGGAGGAACAGTAATGACCCAAATCCATATTTCCATCAGGAAGCCGAAGACGGGCGGCTTGGACCCTGTGACCGGCACGATGCGGTTCCGCCCGGTGCGTCGTCACTTCGACGCGGAAAAGAATCTTGTCATCGCGGCTTCGTTCGACGCGAATCTGTCCGAAACGGGTGAGTTGACGGTTGACCTGCTGCCTACGACTCCTGCGTTTGTGTGGCAGGTTGTGGAACTGGCGGATTCGCCGCAGGCATACACGCGCTACGTCGAGGTGCCGGACTCCAAGACCGAGGTCGAATACGCGGACCTCGTGGAGGTGGACGCCGCCACGTTCGTACCGAAGGACATGACAGGCTCCCAACTGTTGAAGGTTCGTCGTGCCGCCACCCAGTCGGAGGCGGAGGCGTTGAGCGCCCAATACCCGGACGTACTGGTGTTCTTCAATGAGACGGCGAGCGTCACCAAGGCCGCTATGGCCATGAGCACGTTGGAGTCCATCACGGCCGAAGCGCAGACGAACGCCGCGTTGGCGAAGAGCGCCATGCTGAGCGCCCGGTCTTCGGCGGATTCGGCGACCGCCACCCAGTCCGATCTGAATGTTCTCGCGTCGAACGCCAGCATGGCGGCGGCTTCCGTCGCCAATGATTCGCAGACGGTGGCCGACACCGCCAACGCGGTTGCGGCGAAGGGCGAATCGGCTATCGCCACCATCGATTCGACGGTGCAGGCGGTCAAGGACAAGGCGGAGGCTGCGACCACCGTACTGCCCGACACCGGCACCACCGAGGAAACCACGGAGGAACCCGACACCGACTCCACGCCAGCCAAGGCCAAGAAGGCCACTGTGAAGGAGGCCTGATCATGCCAGCCTTTTACGCCGGCAAACGTGTCGGCAAACCATTATTGAACGGCCACACGTACAACGCCATGTTCAATGGCAAGCTCGTGTGGCCCCTCGACAAGGACACGGTCGTCTCCGTCAATATCACGGATGATAAGGGCAAGCCGCTGCCCAAGTCTCTGGCCGTATCCGACACCCTGAAACTGGGGGCGAAAGCCACCTACGCGGACGGTCATGTTGGCGACCTTGCTCACCACCAATGACGTGACGTTCACAAGCCGGGACACTTCCACCGCCACGATTTCGGGCAACACGCTCACGTGGCGGCATGGCGGAACCATATTGGTGACGGCCACGGTCAACGGTTTCACTTCCGCCGCCGTGTCCATCAGCGCGGCCTACGCGCCCGAGTCCATCAAGGTCACGGACGATTCCGGCAAACCCATCGACAACATCACCCTGCGTGTGGGAGAGGAAAAGTACCTCCAGGTGCGTGTCCTGCCCACGGAAGCGTCGCAGGAATTCACCCCCACGGTCAAGGATCGGACCATCGCGACCACGGCTTGAAACGAGCGGAACACGAACGCGCCGACGATGATGGGTGCCTTATCCCCGTGTCCACGACACCACCATCGGCGCGGACATCACCCCGGTCCTACGAAAACTCTCACAAACAAGCCCCACCATCGTGTGGGGCTTACCTCATAGAAAGGAAACCCAACATGGGTGGAATACGAGTCACCGGACTTCTGATGGGTTCGACCAGTCTCGACATCAAGGCCGGCTCCGTCACCAAGACCATCCCGGTCACCGTCAAATCCCGCAACCTGCTGTCCTATGGTCCCGCCGAGGGCAACGGTTTGACCGCCACCGTTAACAGTGACGGGTCATTGCATGTCACCGGCACCGCCACCGGTCAATGGCGTGGCGTGTCGTGGAAGTTTCCGTGCCCGGTACAGGGCACCGTGATATTGCGCAGCCCCACCTTTATCGCCGGGTTGACCCCCAGCGTCAAATTCCTCGACGCCAAAGGACACCAGCTAGACGGTCAGGCCGTCTCGGGAAGCAATGCCGTTGCAATCCCTGCCGGCACCGTCAGCCTGCGCTTCGAAATCCTCTCCAGCGAGGCCACGCCCACCGCGAAGGACGGCGATTTCCGAGTCCAGTTGGAATCCGGCACTACCGCGCACGATTGGATGCGACCCGACAACACGAGCCTTAGGGGGGGGGTGTGAATTAGCGAACCTGTATCCGCGTGTCACCGGACTGCCTAAGACAGTGGGTGCCGCCCCGGGGATCACGGTCACGGCACCGACACCGGGCACGTACCGTTTCAAAGGCTCCACCACGACAAATGCCGACTCGTGGGCTAACTTGACCAGTGTGGTGCATGTGGATGCGGGCACGTACACGCTGGACGCCACGGACTGGCCGCTGGGCAACGATTCATGGCTGATGGGCATACAAGCCCATATCTCCCACGACGACGGGAGCGAAGGAGCAAATGTGTTCGGACCTCGTGACTATGGGCAGAAAACCTTGAAGGCCGGCACTCTCCAATGCAACATTTTCGTCAATACCACGGGCGAGGTCGATAAGACGTTCACTCCCCGCCTGTACAAGATCGACTGATTCTAGCCCCACACCATTCCGTGTGGGGCTTTTCCATTGACGGCCCCGAGTGGGCCGTGACAATCCTGACCCACGACCGTGGGCCACAAACAACAATCCATCCCGAGAAAGGGGAAAACATTGGTCAATAACAAGGGCAAGCCGTTGTGGAAGCGTCTGCTCGCCAAGGGTACCGCGCTGGCAGCCGCCGTGTGCATGATGCTGCTCCCGGCTACCGCGCACGCGGACATGCAGGGCGTGGACATGAGCAACTGGCAGTGCGGTGTGGACGTGTATAACATGCAGGCCGATTTTATCGTGGTCGGCACCACATGGGGCACCGGACAGGTCAACAACAACTGTTTGGTCTCCGGTGTGAACACGGACGCCAACCGCATGATCTACCAGGCGCAGGCATCCGGCAAGAAATTCGGTTTGTATCACTACGCGATGGGCGGGAA